TGACGTAATAGCAGAACGATTAACCCAAATGAAGGATAATCATCTGTTTCATATTGAAAAAGATATGCGTCAACTCCGTGCTTTAGTGTGGTTTATTGGCACTACTGTCTTTGCTCAGATGTTATTCTTGATTATTCGTTCATTTACGTAGTATTGCACGTATAGGGTAAATCAGTGTATAAACAAGTATGTCTAAGAACTCGGTCATACTGGTTATTTCAGATACCCATTGTCCTTACCATCATCCTGATCTAATACCTTTTCTTAAAAGTCTTAAAAAAAAATACAAACCTGATCGTGTTATTCACATTGGTGATGAGGTTGACTCTCACGCCATAAGTTTTCATGACAGTGATCCTGACCTGTATAGTGCAGGTGACGAACACAAAGCCTCACTACCCACAATCCATGAAATGGAGAAATTATTTCCACAGATGGATCTGATGGATAGTAATCATGGTTCCTTAGTCTATCGTAGACAAAAGGCTAGTGGTCTGCCAAGAGCTGCCATGAAGTCTTACAATGAGTTCTTACAAGTAGGGCCTGGTTGGGTATGGCACGATGATCTCCTTATCACGATGTCAAATGGTCAACAGGTTTACTTCTGTCATGGCAAAGCTGCCAACGTCTTGAAAGTGGCACAGCAATATGGTTGTCCAACCGTACAAGGCCACTATCACAGTTCTTACAACATACAATACTGGGGCAACCCTAATAGCCTTAACTGGGGTATGCAGGTCGGGTGTCTCATAGATGCCAAATCATTAGCTTTCGAATATTGTAAAACTCAAAAATCAAGACCGATTATTGGTTGTGGTATCATCATCGATGGTTTACCAAAATTATTACCTATGGTCTTGTCAAAAGGTGGTAGATGGAATAAAGTGTGTCCATGAGTGCTTTTGATGAACAAGTTGGCGGTGAACATTATTTAGCATGGCCAATACAGTTGATGGAATTTTTCATAAAAAACAAAGTAGGTAAAGCTGAAGGCGATGCCATACAATATATTTTAAGACAAAAAGGCTCACGTATTGAAAACCTTGACAAAGCAATACACGTATTGCAAATGTTAAAAGAAATAGAAAATGAATAACGTGGCACGATTTAAAGTACCTGACAGAATGTATTCTGCAAATGTGAGAATGATAGTGGATGATAACCCGCTTAATGCTATTCTTGACTACGTGATTGATGAAGAAGGTGTTACACCTGTAGCAGTATGGGTAAAAACAAAAAAATCAGAATCAACACTAGACCGTGAGCTACGGAGTTCAGGTAAAGCGGTATCACTGTTACTGCAGTTTGGCTGTCCGCTAAAAGAGATTTCAGACACCTTTACTAGAGATAGTATTATAGGTTCAGTCGTTTGGTATATAAATAAAAACATCGAAGATATTCTTGCAGGAAATCAAGCTGAAAAGACTCCGATGTTATCTACCCAACCAACAGGTTATACAATTAAATAGGAGGCACTAATGCCATTTGAAATGATTACCATGCTCGGTAGTACCGTGCTTGGTGGAGTGATGACTATATGGTCACAGTCTATCAAAGCAAAACAAGCAGAGCAAAAGATGTTATTAGCAAGAGCTGATAAACAAGCAGAGATATTTAAAGAAGCACGTGAATATGAGAACACAGGCTTCCAATGGACTAGACGTATTATCGCCTTAACGGCAGTATTTGCTATTGTGGTCTTACCAAAGATACTACCATTAGTTTCACCTGATGCTCACGTGATTGTGGGTTATACAGAATGGAAACCTGGTTTCTTATTCTTTGAAGGCAAAGATGTTATGCAATGGGTACCAATGGCACACAAAGGTATCGTCATAACCCCATTAGATACTAACCTCGTATCAGCTATTATTGGCTTATACTTCGGTGGATCATTAGTTAAAAAATGATGTTCTTTGTTATAACTATCATGCTTACATTTCATGGTGGTGACCAATACAGCAGAGAATATAAACTTAAAACATTTAACGATACATGGGCGTGTTGGGAATTTATCACTGAGAACAAGGTTGAGTTACTGACTCCACACTTGCTTGAGTATGGTGACAATATGCAAGGTTTTGAATTTTATTGCGAGAGCAGATACGGAGAAGAAGTATGATAAGAAGTATAGGCATAGCTGTAATAATTACAGTATGTATGTTATGGGGTTTCAGTGCATTGATGAACTCTGCAATAGCAGATGTTACTGGTGCAGGATCGACTACTAACACACAGTCTACTTCAGGTAGTTCGGCAACGAACACCGCTATCACAGGTGGCTATCATTCAGAGGCCACTACTAATTATCAATCAGGCTCATCTTCTAACACAACCACTACTAACAGCACCACAAACAACGCATACACTGGCGATCAACGTGTCGTGCCTAGTTCTGCTGCACCTAGCTTATCTAATATGTCACAAGACGTATGTAGTATAGCGGTAGTTGGTGGCATACAAAAGTTTGGTCTTGGCATATCTGCTGGTACTAGTAAACGTGATATTAATTGTGAAAGATTAAAACTTGCAAAAGCTCTGCATGATATGAATATGCGTGTGGCCAGTATAGCTTTACTATGTCAAAACCCAATGGTGTTTGAAGCTATGGCTCATGCTGGTACAAGTTGTCCGTTCTTAGGAGCTATAGGTACTGACGCTGAAGCTAAATGGAAAGAGTATCCACAACTTAGACCTGATTACGAAGAATATACTAAAAATTTAAAGTACACGACAAGAATAGACGATAAAAAAATAATAGACTTGGAGCAAGAAGAAGATGAGACAGTCATTAATTATTCTAGCGGTGCTGTTCAGCTCGGTAGCGAGTAAAGCCACAGACGTAGTTTTACCCGACACTCCCAACGTAGGTGACACCACTACTATCACTACCGTTACGACAGGTAATCCTGTAACCACTGGTAATTTAATATCACAAGACTTTGACGATGGTACTTGGAACGGTACGATATTTCCTGATAACTCAGACCTTAATCACTCAACTTGGTTGACTGGTAAAGAAAACACTTACGCAGAGACAGTTATAAACTCGACAGACTATTTGACGTTAGAAGAAATGAAACTCGGTTTTACTTCAAACTTTACGGCTGACATCAGGTGGTGGAACTATGTTGAGTCTATCGTTACCATGACTCAAACTGCATCTAACGGTGTTGACACTACTACCCAAAGCACAACCTTTGTCGATACTACCAATCATAACTATCAGTTAAATAATTACGGTAATACTTTAATTATGAACGCTGATCCTAATATGACTCACGGTACTATGACGTATCGTTTTGATTTTGACATTACCAACAATAACCAAGCAAGTTATAACGGCGGTCATGCTGGAGTGGATGTAACTAATCCAATGGCAACAGTTGATTACACAGCTTTGTCTAGTACCACTGTCACTACAATAGAGTATTGTTGGCAAAAGGTACCAAGCACTTGTCCTGCTACTGAAGAACTTGCGGCCGTAGAAGAAGTTATCCAAAACATACCTGAAGATTTTTATATCCCTGAAGAATTTGTGGTGTATGCCATACCTGAAACTATCACTTATTTTGTGCCTGAAGAAATACAATTAGAAAATGACTTCGAGCCTGTAATGTATGAGTTACCTCCAATGGAGATCAGTATGGATGATATGCAGATTGAAAGTATTGAAGTAGAAGTTATGTCAATGGATGCCACTGACATGATGCCAAACTTTGAAAACATAGAAGTATTTGACCAAGAACTAAGTATGCCTGAGACTGACTACTTTGATATTGGTATGCCAAATGATATGGAGATGTTTGAAGTAGCACCAATGAGTACAGAAGAACTCGTTGAGATGTTTACTGATGAGCCTGAGTTTATAGAAGAACCTATGGATGAGCCTGTTATGGAGATTGTGACAGAAAAACCACCTATGGAAGAAACACCAATCGAAGATATTAAAGAACCTGTGATGATGGCATCGGCTGAACCTGAACCCATCATGGAAGAAAAACCCATGCAAGAAGTTGTAATGGAAGAAGCAATAGATGAACAAATTGAAGAACAACCCAGTAGCGAAGAAGTTGTTGCAGACGAACCAGTATCAGAGCCAAAGACTACCGAACAAGAAGAAGTTGTCGAGAAACCAGTTGAAACAAAGATTGAGTCAAAGCCTGACGCAACAGTGGAACAAGATATAACTACTGAAAAACCTAAAATAGATATAGCTAACATAGAACGAGTTATCAAAGAACAAGTGACTAGTAAAATACAACAGGTCACTGCAACCTTAGATGTAGTCAATGCTATTTTAAGCAAAGAGATGACTGCTAATCAACCTGACTTGTCATCTTACACGGCACTTAACAATGCTATGATTGATAACCGTCAACTACCAGGTGGCAATCCTGCGTTCTTTGACCAAGTTGCACTAGTGGGTTATGACAAAACTATTTATCAAAATCAAATATCAATGGCAACGATAGATCCAGTGGCCCAACACGAAGTCAAAATGGATGTTGCTAGAGACAAAACTAACAAAGCATATAGAAAATTAAAGGAGCTTATTGATGCAAGGAATGGTATCTAAATTACAAACTATTGGAATGTTAATCGCACTCGTATCTGCCATTGGTGGAGGGTTTTATACTTGGGGTACGTTTAACCAAAGACTAGACGTTATTGAGGATAAAGAGTTTGTAGTAAATCAAGAAGTAGATTTGACTGAAGTTTATAAAGCTATTGAAGAACTAAGAGGTGACATCAAGATTAATGGAGCTGCCTTAGATTACTTAGAAGCAAGACTAAACGAATTTAAAACCGAACAAAGTAATCCACTACTAAACTAACGCATAAATCTTTTAAGCATTTCAGTTGGATCAACCCCATCACTGGCTAAGACTTGCTGATAGAGTTTATACACAAAGTCACCGTGTAAGTTTGCCAATGAGCATACAACCTTAAAATCTTCATCTTGTTTCTCAAACCACATACGAGCTTCTAAACAGTTATGATAATCTTTGAGTCGTGCTTGAGATAGCTTATAGCCATGACTATCAGTGATGTCGTATTTATTTGGCCCAGTCTTTTTCGGTGAGTAGTGTATTTGGGTGTCGTTAAAATCTAATTTAGCGTCATGTACTGACTGCATGATAACACTAACCCATAGTAAGACTTCGCCTGTAAGATTGAATGACTGTTCAATCGGTTCCACAAATCAGACAGATTGTCTTTTGTTGGCACTTATAGTTTGCCATAACTGACAGATCAGTTTGTTGTGATCCATTTTATATTCTAATTGTAGATACCTTTGTTCGGCTTCTCGTAATGCCGATAGATGTGTTATGTATCTTTGGTTAGCTAGAGCTTCTATCTCTCTTGCTGACACACTCATATTAGAACTGACTTGTGACATCAACTCAGCTTTTATAGTTTTACTGAAACGATCTAAGTCGTGATAATCGGCTTTGGCTTTTGCCATAGCATCTTCATTGGTAATCATCCAATCAAGAGCAGCTTGTACTTGTTGTTCTGTAATCATATTTGCTCCTCTTTTACAAATTTAAGATTTGTTTCTTTTATCTCACCTGATAAATACGTCTTATCTTTACTTGTTACATTTATCCAAAGAGCTACTTCATAAACTTCTTTGTTAGAGTTTGTTAAATATCCTGAAAAAGATGGGCATTTATCATTTTTTCTGTCAATTTGCCATACAACTATTTTATTAGGATCGTTTGGTGCGTATTTTTTAATTTTGTTTACATTAATATCTTCCATCATTTATACTCCAATTCAAATTCATCCTTATTGATCTGATAAACATTACAAGGTCTTTCCTCGCAAAATACTTTCATCACTTCTTCTAAGGGCGATATGTTCCTTTTGTTTTGATGTTTCTGTTGTAAGATACGATACTCTAATTCTCTTTTATTGAGAAGTCTTTTGTTCACCTTTTGTTCAGGCTTTGTTGCTTGTTGTTTCGCTAGATGTTCTTTCTCCATGTATTCCTCATGGAAAGTTTCTAGCTCTCCAAAAGGAATACGGTAGAGTTTTATTTGTGGGTTAGACTTTAACGGAGTAAGGGGATATTTCTCCGCAAAGGCTTTGGTACATACCTTGTACCCATCCCACAATTTACTGCCACTCTTTCTGCGATAGTCACAGTAAACATGGACTTTATTGGATTGCCGAAATAGATAACTACCTAATCCGACAACCCAACTACCTCCTGACCATTGGGGATATTTAAGATGAAAGTCCTTTGCCATCACGATACTCTTTTAGTTTAGAATCATTCTCAACTGCGTCATCAAATCTTTCAGTAACTGACGCAAGTTGTTTCCTCATACCCTTAAGTACCTCAATTAAAAGATCAATCTCACTATTTATATTAGAATTGATTGTTGAACGGCTCATAGTTACCTCCTATTCTACGTTCTACATTTTCAAAACGTGTTTCTTCGTTTCTATTGCGAAGATCCTGTATAGCATGATCTATGTATGCTCTCACCTCTACGTGACTCTTAGTGGTTACACCTCTAGTCCAACATCCTACGACTATCATACCCTCCTCTTTGGTTAGACCGCCAGTAGGTTGAGCTTGTGGTTTATAAGTCGGGGTACTTACCGTTGGCGGTGGTGCTGGTGTCGTATCTTGGTTCATAGCCTCACCAATCCGCATAAATTTAGTAGAAGCAATATACGGCCCTGACTTACCATTTTTAGTCATGCCCTCAACTTGTACTATATCATCTTTCTGAAATTCTGAAAGATTAGCATTGGAATAGGCTTTATGCTCTATACCCTCTGCATCATTAATGACAGTAAACCAATTATGCTTACCGTCAGCTCCGTAATCTTTGATTACTTTTATTTCACCTGTTATGGTTGTCATACACTCTCCTTGAGTTTTATTAGTTGTTCACTGGGATCATAATTTTTTAATAGCTTCCAATATGTCAAGAGACTATTAAACATGGCAAGATGCCTTGCATGAGTGTCAGGATCCCAAATATGACTGACAATCAATTCTGTGTTACTTCTATCAATAAATATTGAAACTCTTGTTGGGTGTACGATACCAATACCTAATGCGTATGAGGATAATTGCATACCATGTTCATCATAAACTAAACTACTGGCTTTCTTACCCTCAAGATTATCTTTAGTTTTAAAATCAATAAATATTCCTGACTCAGAGTACAAATCTATCTTACCACCATAACCAAGTGTATGACAGAATGATCCCTCTGCTATCCAAGTTTCATTAGGATATAATTCATCAAGTAATTTTCTAACTGCTAAGTAAGGTTTGGTTTCTCGTTTACCTTGAAACCCTTGTTCTATTTGTGCATGAATGATTGTACCAATCTCGGCAGCTTTCATACCTTGTTCTTTACTGTCAGCTTTTACTCTAGCTAAAAACTCATAATCATTTTCATTAGCTAATCGTTCTAGTGTTAGTGCAGCACTAATGCCCTGATCTATCTTCCAGTTTTCTAATCCTGGTTTAGCAGCAACACTTATGATACCTGTGACTGACGGTACATAAAATAATTTTCTTGCATCTCGTAATGTGGTTGGTCTTTCTTTACCATTTTTACCTATGATAGTGTATTGTGCATCACCTTTGTAATCGTACCAATGACCAGCTTCTGATAAATGTTCTGTTTTGTGATTGCTCATTTATACTCTTTCTATTATATTATATAATATTATATAAAACATCTTATCTATATTGAATGAAATTATATAATATAATATAATCTCGTTGATTTAAAAAATTATGTCAAGTAAAAAATTACAATCACTTTTGCAAGAGATCACTAAAAAGAAATCATTGGCTTACAATGTATTTCGCAAAAAGTCTACAACGCAACACTGGACTCAAAAATTGATAGCTGACATGAAAACTCGGCTACCTGATGATCAATATTTTATATGGTTAAAAAAATTTAATGAGCAACTTGGAAAAGGAAGATCGTAGGGTTTACGAGCCACGATTACATAACCCAAAAACAGACAGGGTTATCATTTATAACGATAGAGAAAGCGAAATAGCTTATCTATCTAGTAAACGCATACTGACCTATATGGAAGTCCAAGCTGCGGATATATACCGTAGACTATGGGAAACCATAGAATTGAAATCTAGGGGAGATAGCACATCTTTGGAAGCCTATGGATGTAGAATACAACAAAGTAAAGGCAAAGATAGTGGCGATATACGTTTAGTGGCCTTAGATAAGATGAATTACATAAATTCAGTCATTGGTGAGAACAATGCAGACGCTTTGCAACATATTTGTGGCATGGGGTACACAATTAAGCAATATTCGAGAAAAATAGGGGTATCATCAAGGAAAGCATCAAGTAGGCTTAAACAGGCCTTAAATGAAGCATTTTACCCATTAGGCCTACGAGATAACCCAGCAACGATA